ATGATCCGGCAGTCTTGACATATTTCAATGCATGGCAAGCTTCGGCAGTCAATCGAGATACCGGAGAAGTAGGTTATTACAACGATTATGTACGAGATATTGAAATCTCTATTCTAAAAAAAGGTGTAGGATTACCTCTTTTCAAGAAAGAATTTGATTTACCTTTACCTACATTTATTAAGAATCGTCTTCCGACTATTGGACCTATCAACTTTAGGCAGGGAGAGATCGATCTTGATCTTGTCACCAACGATAAGGTAGCATACAAAGTCAGAATTCTAGAGGCATATCCTGCGGCAGTTGTCGGAGTAACAATGTCTGATGATAATATGGATGGGTTAATAGATATTAATGTTTCCTTTTCATATAAAGATTGGGTCACCCAGTCAACGGACCAACCATCGGGATTTCTCGATAGTTTATTTGATATATTTGATAAATTTAAAATAGGATGATTACAATATGGCATTACCTAAACTCAATGATGCACCCATATACAATTTGACAATACCGTCGAGTAAGAAAAAGATTAAATACCGACCTTATTTGGTAAAAGAAGAAAAGGTATTGATGATTGCGGCAGAACAACAAGATACTAAACAGGCAATGAGCGCAATTCTGAACACACTTATTAATTGCATACAAGATAAGATTGATCCGAACTCTCTTACAACCTTTGATGTAGAATACATGTTCACTCAGGTTCGTGCCAAAAGTGTTGGTGAAAGTGTTGATATGACTATGCCTTGTTCTGAGTGTAAAGTGCCAAACGAGGTATCGATTGCTCTTGATAAACTAACGGTAAAGGTGCCCAACGATTGGCAAACCCCGGTACAGTTAAACGAAGATACTACCGTTGAATTGAAATACCCTTCTTACACGGACATATGTGAATTGGATATGGAAGCGTTAGAAAAAAACCAAATCGAAAGTACGTTTAGTATTGCAACAAAATGTATTCATGCGGTGTCTCATGAAGACGAAAGAACTCTGGCAGAAGATTGTACTAACGAAGAGTTAACAGATTTTATTAACTCGATGAATGCGAAACAATTTTCCTTAGTATCGGATTTCGTTAACACGATGCCCAAGTTGAAGCACGATATTAAGTTTGATTGCTCATCGTGCAGTGCAAAGAACAAACATACACTAGAAGGAATCAATAGTTTTTTTTAATATGCCTCTCTCATGATAATCTCGCGAATCATTATAAGACTAATTTTGAATTGTTGTACCACGAGAAATTTTCATTATATGAGTTAGATCATATGATGCCTTGGGAGAGGGAAATTTATATCATACTGTTGAACCAAAAAATAGAAGAAGAGAACGAGAAAAGGAAACAAAATAATGGCTAACGATGCAGTTCTCGCAAGTGCGATAGGTTCGTTACGGGGAACCAGTGAACAGACTCTTAATCTGACCTCTGAAAACAATATAGAATTACAACAGATTAATCGTAATTTCAATGAGTTTTTCGAACAGATGCGAAAGGATCGATTGACGGGCAATGATGTGCCTGACACTGCAACCGACAAGGGGTCTGTTGCATCTAGTATGAGCAGTCTGGGGGGCAGTCTGAAAGACATGATGTCTTTTCCTACTCTGGCAAGCGTCATTGCGGGGTTCATGGCATCTAACTTTGGTCTTGTTGGTATGAAAGATATGACTGCCAAGATCAAGGGAGCAATGAACATTGGTAAGATTGGCACTATGGTTTCAGACAGGATACGAAACGTCATTCGGGGCATTCGAAATGCTATCACTCACAAACTTGGTTTGACTGACCTCAATGGTAAAAGGATTCCATGGAATGGCGCAATGCAAGATCCCGAAACTGGTAAGATGATGAAGTCCAACTTAAATAAATTTCAGACTAAATTTATGAGATTGGGTTGGGCAGTTCAAAACTTTTTAAAACCTTTAACTACCTTCATGACCAGTGCCGGTGATAAGATTGGAGCATTTGCTACGAAGATAGGTACGGTGGTTGGAGAACAAGCAGGTAAAATTAAAGATTATATAAAGAATTCTCGTATAGGAAAAATTGTCGGGGGGTTTTTGAACAGTGCATTGCTTCGTGTTGTGGCATGGGGTATGGCTGTCTATGATGGGATCAAAGAAGCAATCTTTGGTATAGAACAAGCAGATGCAAAGGATGAAGGATGGGTGTCTAAATCTATTCGAGCAGCATTTGGATTTATTGGAGGGGCATCAGGATCTTTTATTGGGGGTCTTCTAGATCTTGTAGTAGGTGCAATAGGTCTAATTACCAAAGGTGTTGCCAAATTATTCTTTCCGGATTCATTCAATGAAGACGGTACGTACAATGAAGAAACCTTTCTCGGCAATTTCATGAAAAGATTGGACGAATTTTCGTTTACTGAAATGATACTAGATGGTATCCGAGGACTTACTGATCTGATTGCAACATGGTTTAATGATAAAATTGCTGCCATCACAGATTACTTCAATACTCCGGATGACGAGAACCCCACAATCATTGCCCAAAAAAAACGCATGGAACAAAGAGAAGAAATGGAAAGACTTAGGGAAGAGAAGCAAGCACTTAGAGATGCAGAGAAAAAGGGATCTACTAACGTTTCAGATAACTCTACAAAAACCGAGATCACCAATAGTCAAACAACAGTTGATGCGGGAGCCGCGGAAGATCCTTCGGCAAAAAGGGAAGCAAGGAAGAACGGTTTGGGATAAAAAAGGGACCCGAAGGTCCCTTAGCAAGGCAGAGATAACTCGCGCCTTAATCTTCTGCTGCAAGTTTAGCAAAGTAAGACATCGTGTCCTCCTCACCTTCATCCGCAGCTTCCGTTGCCATTGTCGGCGCGGGAGCAGATTTAGGTTCTGCCGGAGCAGCAAAGTCTGCGGTTTCACTAAACGTTGTGCGTGAAGGTGCAACACCAAGTACCATGTTAAGTCGTTGAGACAACTCATCATATGTCTTGTAGTGGGGACCACTCGGATCTTCAAACTCACCTAGATCATAGATTCGTTCATAGATCTCTTCTAACTCTTCATCGCTCTCAGAAAGTGTGCTTGATTTAGCAAACTCTGATTTGTCGTAGTTACGATATCCTTCGACATTACGAATCTTGAGTTTAAAGGATGCTCCTTCCCAGAAATCAAAAGGATTGATAGGATCTTCATCAGCAAACTGTGGTTGCATGACATCCATAACCTTATCAAAGATCTTCTTACCATAGGTAAACAGAAAGACCTGACCTTCGTTTTGAGGGTTGCTCGAATCAGATTCAACTAAAATGTTCGAGACATAATGCAGCCGACGTTTACGTTCACGTGCAATATCCTTGTCACGCTCATCTCCAGAATTCCAGAGTTTGGTATTTGCTTCGGATACTGGATCCTGTTGACCGATAGAAGTTAATGACTTCTCGATATACCATTGTCCGGTTGGACCTTTGAAACCATGATCCCAGAAGCGTACCCATGGTAGTTCACTACCTTCAGTCGCAGGGAGGAATCGAATTACAGCATAACCGTTACCTGCCTTATCAACAGTAGGTTTCCAGAAGCGATCATCGACATATGATTTTTTTTCAGCAGATCCATTAGTGGCACTTGCCGCACCGACTAGTTTGGAGATTGAATTTGCGCGGTCGCGCTTTAAGTTTTTAAAACTCATTTTATTTTCCTTATTGTATTGTATTAACAGAGTATTGTATTTTCACATTATTCATAATATACTAGTATATAGTACCACAAATCTAATCAAATGTCAACTCATTTTTATGATTTTTAACTTTTAATAGATTATTCTTTTTTGCTTCAACAGTTAATTTATTAAGTATTACCGGTGAAACATACCTCTTCATGTCTTCTGGATCGATGTTATACTTTTCGCATAAGGAAAGAATAGCATCTACGTAACTGGAGCGAGTGGCAATAACTTCGCTCTCAACCATCTTCGAAAATTTTTGTTTAGTAAGCATTAAACCATCAAGATTCATAAAATTCTCCTTCCTTGCCCCAAACAAATCCGATGTCAGGATAAAATACACCTATAGTTCGTTTGACCATACCTTCTGAGTCATATGCCATTGATTTAGAAACCCACATAGTACGATGTTCTCTATTCTCACCATAGAACAAATCACTCCAAATACCGCTTCGGAGATAGTTGTTCATGTTGTGGATATAATTTTCTGCGGATTGGTAATCCATACGTAATTTAGAATCTTTCGAATCAGCATTAACCTTGTTTGCACGGAGGTAATCTTTCCATACGGCAATCCATTTCTTTACCTTGTCGGGATGTAAATAATCCTCTTTGTCTCGGGAAGAAACCGTAGGATGAATCGGAGGTTCCGCAGTGTTTTTACTCTTGAGTTCTTCCGCATTCTGAAGTAAAGGATTGAGATTTTTGGTCAGACTCTCTCTAATCTTATTGGGCATATAACCCAGTTTAATTGCTTTCCATCCAGATTTAGCATAGGCAAGGAGAAAAACATCTGGTATAGTAACACTATTTTGATGTGCATTATCCCAACCAGACTCATCTCGCAACCATTTTTTCAACCAGTGAAGTTGTTCTCGATCAGGAACTTCCTGATGAACATAGTCTTCACATTCGCGAAATGCTTTTTCTCTCACTTCTTCGCTTTTTGCTTTCTTCAGCCTATCCCAATTAGGTTCGGGAATTAAAGAGACTTGTTTTTTTCGGGGCGTAGTCTTTACTTTTCTTGCTGGCATCTGATTTCCTCGTTTATATCTACAACTACGTCCAAGAGTGGAGATGAAAGGGTAAGACTTCTAAGTGCTGCCATATCTTTTGGAAAACAATGTCCCCCATATCCAAACTTACCGTCTGGGCCTGGCACCTGAGTGTGGGATCTTCCTATACGAGGATCAAGTGTGATTGCATCTACCATCTGATCAAATCCTTCAAATCCTATATCATTAAAAATTTTATACATCTCATTAAAAAACGTCACTTTGGTGGCAAGGAAACAGTTCTCAACATATTTAGAGAATGCTGCCTGTTCGAGGGTACAATATTTTACATCCTTTAAGTTAGGTAAACATGCACGAAACAATTCATCCCAGTACCTACAATCACTGCCCCCATAAATCGCAAACTCCTGACCAAGAAATTCTTGACCTGGATCACCGTGGGCATGACTGCCTCGAAGAAATTCAGGAGAAGATGTGAAACTATCTTTCGTATGAGAGTTTGCCCAGTTAGATAACCACACAGGATCTACTGCACTCTTGATTAGAAACTTTGTTTTACGATTACCATACTTTATAAAGACTTCTTCTACATGATCAGTATTGCAGGACCCATCTTCCTCGCCCATGGGTGTTGCCACACAAACGATTACGGCATCCGGATCGGATATACCCGTAGGCACGTTGGCAGAATAAAGACCCTGACTCATCTGATACGTATGACCTTTTGCCGGATCGTCGATGTATATATCGAGTGCTTCAGATGGATGTCTGTTGAGTGCACATTCTACTGCTTGTCCTACTGGACCATAACCCGCAACTACGATTTTCATGGTATGTGCATTCCTAGTGCGTAATTTTCGGCAACGTCTTCTGCCCAGTTAATTGAATGTGAAGTGCAATCAACAGTTCGAATGTATCGTGACTGTTCATACAATTCTACAACATACCCTCGTTCAGTCTTAATAACGACTGCTTCGGTTTTTCCGTTGGCAGACATATGCCTTGATATAGTTTCTGAGATGGTAACCTCCTTACGATGATATTTCATATTCTTACCTCCAAAGATAAGATCCCATTGTGCGTCAAATTTATTCTGTGATACAGACTGGGGTCTTTGTTTCGATCCTTTCCCGCTCATTCCACCACTCCGGTTGTTTGCGTTTAGTCCATTTA